TTCCCAATGATCTGGAACCAGATAAGACCGGAGACATGGCACCTAACGCTGTTAAATTTGTAACTGAGTATGCTCCTAATATGATCACCTACATGGGTATCAATAGAATGGCGCCCGATGATATTCGTCCGTTCAAACAACGATTGCGTATTGACTATGGGTATTCTACCACAACGCCAAAATTTTCCGCACCATTCCTGTTCCTACATAAGCCGCATATTCTTGACCTTCTCTATAAATTAGGGTGTGAGGACCTACTGCAATACACCCATTCCTGCACGGTTTTACCTGATGGTGCATGTGGTGAGTGCTACTCATGCGCCGAGAGAAAATGGGGTTTTGATGCCCTCGGAAAAATAGATCCTGGAACTACCCCAGTAATCGCACTGCCTCTACATACGTGATGTCAAGGTTATAATTGGTTGATAGTGATCTGGCAAACGCATCCAGATAATGTTGGTAATCTTCCTTGCACGGAGAGTAGGTAAGTTGTGCCCGATATGCCTCAACTTCCGCTGCCTGGCGATGACTTCTGCTCATCATGTAGAAAAGACCATTAAATGGATTCTGCCAAAACTGCTCGACATGGGTAAGTTCATGTTGAAGCAACGCCTCATTACCCTTTGACTTCGGGCGAACCACCACGACGAATCCGTATGTATACGCGGAAAATCTGCTCGGAATGAACTAATTTGTATAAAAGACCATAAGCACCTCTTGGGTATTTACCCAATTTAATTGATTTCTTCTCGTAGGTGTGATATAATACATTCTTTACACACTAAGGACTCCGATGGGACTCAGCGCAGAAGAAGCAAAAAACATGATTGGTAATCGGTATGACCTGGTGCTAATTGCATCCATTCGCGCCCGAGAACTAAAGCGCGGAAATCTTCCGTTCATCACCACAAAGAATAGTCCTGCGGTCAAGGCTCTCAAAGAGATTGAGCAGGGTTTTGTCGGTCGTGATTACCTGAAGAAAGTGGGCAGACGAACTGACCCAAAAAGCATGACTAAAAGCATCTTTTCTGATACAATAGATAAATAAACAGCATTTAGAATCGGTACAGCATATAAAATCCGAACTGTATGACTCTCGCCGAAAGGCCAGACTATACGAACAAGTGGAAACCTTGTAAAAAGTTTCACAAACGATTCTGTTAAATTTAGGCTCGGTGCAGCAACACCATAAAACTACGCATTGCTACTTTTATTCGGACATCAAACTCCGAGTATATTGTAGATAGAGGATTTTCGATTTTCTCCTCGATAAAAACAAAAAGTAGATAACGAGCCTGTTATTTTTAGGTTAGGCCATCTTGATGGCTTTTCCTGATTTTATCCAATTGTAAATAGTCATTTCTACTTTACCCAGTTTGGTAGCGGCTTCGCGCATTGATGAATAAATTATTCCATTAATAATGATAGATACGGCCCTATTCTTTTTACCTTGCAAGGAATTGGAAATTGCTCTACGTTGTTCGACAGTCTTCGGCAACTTATTCAGAACTTTAAAATGGTTATTAACTACTGCACCACCGGTACCACCATCAGTACCATTTCGTAGTGTACCGGAGTTATCATCCTTTCGCCCGTACCAGCGGATCATTCGTCGCTCAAGGGCAAATGCTCCGACTTCCGTAAGATTTGATTCTAGTATTATAATTCTAGTATAGTCTGTTGGTGAACGACATGCTTCGGTTTTGGAATGTTTCCAAGCCCGACCGTCTTTACCTTTTCCGATGTAATACGGTGTACCATTTTTACGAAGATACGCATACACATAAAAACACAATAGACCCGATGTTGAATAAATATTCATGCTGATTGCTCCTTCAAGCGTTAGAGTAGTCGGATATGTTCAGTATCGCGGGCTACACTATTATTTATCATTTACCCAAATAAGTTGATAAAAAGTAAAAAGTGCGTTATAATTAGACTTGGAAGGTTAGGTTCAGCAACATCAAACTATGTTCTGAAAGGACTTGTCGCGCAGTATTTGTGGAGCCTGAAAGGGCTTTGAAGCAGATATTGACACGCCGCAGGGCAGACGGTTCTCTCGCCCAGGAGTTGTGGCCCTGGTTAAAATAGCCGCTAAACACTAACCTGTTGAACTAGGATGAATACAGCATTTAAAAACTACAGCAATTGCTATAGAATGTGGCCGTAGGGGTGGGCTGAAAGCACATATCTGTGAAATACCAGATACGCAGATGGAATAGTTGACTCGGGGAAAGCCCGATATGTGTCACGCAGAAACAATGTGAATAGGGCAACGCCGAATCGTTGCTAGGGTTGTAGAAAGTAAGTCCCGCAAGGGTGAGTTAAGATCAACCAGAAAATAAATAACCTCTTTCAATCATCCTGCCAAATTTATGTACACCACTGAACAAAAACGATTACTGTCAATAGCTCTCAGATCACAGGCAATTTGTGATGCCGTTGGGGAGCAGTTTGAATTTCAATCAGACCCTCAACTCACCAACTTGCAAGAGCAGATCAACAACCCGATCTACAGCTTCAATATCACTGACGACACGCAGATGACCATGTTTGGTCTTGAGGCGATGATCAACGGTGGCTCCATCGATCAGATTAAACAAGAGTATTATCACTGGCTGCAGACGCAATGCGAATCTGCGACTAGGTACTATCCAACGAGCGATCGGCTAATTGATCAGCAAGCGATGTGGTCAGTAAGGGCACCGGGCAACACCTGTATCCATTCGTTGCGGACTCTACGCAAGGGTTCGGTCGTCGGAAACAACAGTAATGGTTGCGGAACAGTGATGAAAGCATTGCCGTTTCTATTTGAGCCAACCGCTGATTTGTTAGTAGATGTATCTCTGCTGACACATCAAGGCCCGCAAATTCACGGTACAGCAATTCGTCAGTGGGAATACGCACAACAACTTCTGGCCAAGAAAATTCCAGGAAAATTCCTTGGCAAGGACCTTGCTGACGTGTTCGGTGATGGAGGCTGGCAAGCCGAACCGTGCCTGGATATTGCAATCTGGGCATTTGAAAATTGTCACGGTGACTTCACGAAGTTACTTGAATTGGCAATCCTTCACAGCGGTGACAGTGATTCGGTCGCAGCTACCGCAGGTGTATTTTATGGGTTATTCTACGAAACATACCCAAAAGAGTTGTACGAGAGAGTTTACCAGCATCCAGTAATTGATATGCTTTTGGGTAAACTGCTGTAGACAACAATACGGAATCGTGCTATAATAAGCTCTTAGTTAGATAAGATTAATTCAGCAACCGGCAGCTATGCCACCGAAATAGCAAAACATTAATCTGTTAAGGAAATCAAAATGAACGCATTTGTAAACGCAATCGCCAACCAGGAAGCTCGTACCACGAACGGTATGAAGGCTCGCAAGTCCACAGCTAACGCATGTGTTGACCTCTTTTTCGCCATCGGTGCCTCCCGTGGTAAGAACATCATCCCGCAATTCACTGCTGCATTCGTGGAGAACGATGACCTCGCTCTGCGTATCGCATCCTGGGCGCGTGACGCCCGTGGTGGTGCAGGTGAACGTGAAGTATTCCGTCAAATCCTGACGCACCTGGAAACGGCAAACCCTGACGCGGCTGCAAAGCTGTTGGCTAAGGTTCCGGAACTGGGACGCTTTGACGACCTGTTGGTCTTCAAGACGAAGCCGCTGAAGGACAAGGCATTCACTCTGTTGGGTGACGCGCTTCGCGCAAAGAACGGTCTGGCTGCAAAGTGGACTCCGCGTAAGGGTGAAGTGGCAGCGGAAATTCGTCAGTTCTTCGGAATGACACCGAAGCAGTACCGCAAGACTCTGGTTGGCATGACCAACGTTGTTGAAACGGCAATGTGCAGTGGTTCGTGGGACACCATCAACTACAGTCACGTTCCGTCTGTGGCTCACTCGCGCTACAAGAAGGCGTTTGGTCGTCACGGCACGACATACGCTGAATACGTGACCAAGTTGGTCAAGGGTGAAGATGGTGTGAAGATCAATGCAGGGGCAATCTTCCCGCACGACATCCTGAAGGGTCGTATCGGTCATTTCGCCACGACGATGACAGCGCAGGAATTGGCTGTTATTGAAGCACAATGGGCGGCTCTGCCGAACTACATTGGTGACGCATCTGTGTTGCCTCTGGTTGACGTATCGGGTTCTATGACTTGCACTGCAGGTGACAAGGGCACGACAACTTGTATGGATGTGGCAGTCTCCCTGGGACTGTACTTCGCTGACAAGGGTCGCGGTGCCTTCAAGGACTGTATGCTGACGTTCAGCGGCTCTCCGGAGTTGATCAAGCTGAAGGGCAACATCAACCAGAAGATCGATCAGATGGTGAAGACCAACTGGGCCATGAACACTGACCTGAACAAGGCCTTTGAGAAGATTCTGAGTGTTGCTGTGAACCAGAAGGTTCCGGCAGAAGATATGCCAGGAACAGTGGTTATCTTCTCTGACATGCAGTTTGACCAGTGTGTCAACCACGACGATTCGGCTATCCAGATGATCGAACGTAAGTACGAAGAAGCTGGATACGAACTGCCGAAGGTGGTCTTCTGGAATCTGCATGCGGGCGCTAACGTGCCGGTCAAGTTCGACAAGAGCGGAACTGCTCTGGTCTCTGGCTTCTCTCCGGCAATCGCTTCGGCGGTTCTGTCCGGCGACAACGATGGCTTCACGCCGACTGCTATTATGTTAAAAGCAGTTATGCAGTCGCGTTATGACATGAACTGAGTTCTGTCAGTTTGGTTAGGATCCAGTGATCGGGTTTTCGAACCCACCCGGATCCTAACCTTGTTTTTGTGCCTGCGGCAAGCTCCCGAAGCTGAGTTACTATTTTTCTACTTGCTAACCGATTACACTTGTTCCGAGCCTTTTCCTTAGCCGCGAGAGTGTTCAATTGGGGTGTAATAAATATCCCATTTTCTCGTTTTGTTCTAATGCCTTGTTTATAGCTATCGGGTGTTCCCACTTTGGGAGTTCCCGCTTTTAATTTAGTTTCCCAAGATTTTTTCCCTGCTCCCGGTTGTTTTCTCCCCTTACCTGGACGACCACCAGTTAATCCATCCTCGGGCTTCAAATTCGCCCACTCATTGGATTCTACTATTTTATTCTCATTAGAAATACTAATAGCGATGCTATGTATTAATTGCGGATCATAAAACCAATCACTCACCCACAATGTTTTGATGTGTTCTTTTCCGTATTTTTTAATTCGGTCTCTCCATATAACACCTGAACCGGTGTATTTATACGGGTCTCTGGAAGTTTTGCCAAGATATTTCATGCCTGCTAGTTCTTTGATGTATAGTCTGCATGGCTTAAAACTTTTTCTTATTTGTTCGGTTATGGGTATTGGTGAATAAATACACATGCTGATACTCCTTGAAAGTGTTAGAGTGAGTG